TCACCCGCCGCGCGCCGCCCGGCGCCGGCGTCGGGCCCGGCTGATCGGCGTCACCGTCGCCAGCGGCAACAGGCCGGGGATCTCCGGCGTCGGCTCGCCCGGCTGCAGCTTCGGGCAGGTCTGGTGATGGGGGGTGAACCGCGTCTCCTGCGGGGCCGGCGCGAGAGCGCCCGCCCCGAGCAGCGATCGCGACACCCAGTGCCGTGGGCCCTTGCGGTAGGCGGCGACGCTTCCGGCCGGGTCGGGCTTGGCGTCCAGGGGCTGGCGCTCGCCGCGCTCGGTGACGGTCCAGAGGATCTTGCGGTTGCAGCCGCCGTCCGGCCAGGTGCAGCGGGACAGCTCTTTGTCGAAGGGGGTCACGGCTCACCTTCCCGGGCGTCGTCGTCGGCGTACATCTGCTCCAGGCGCACGAACGTCTCCAGCACCCGTTCCCAATCTTGCTGGTCAGCGTCGGTCCAGGGACGATCGGCTGGAGGGAAGAGCGGGGCGTCGCACGGGCAGGCGGCGGGGTCCAGGCCGTCTTCGGCGCAGACGGTGCCCAGCATCACGTCGTGGCCCAGGCGGCGCAGCACCTCCCGGTATTCGGGGATGTGCTGGTGCTCGGCGTAGCGGTCTTCGGCCGCGACCATGACGGCGTAGCGGATGATCGCATCAGCGCCGAAGTGCTCCAGGGCCTGCACGGTCATCGGCACCAGGTGCCGGGTGCGCACCCAGCCGGGCGCCAGGCGGTAGCGGCGGAGCTGGGCCAAGATGGCTCGCCCTCGAATCGACTTCTTCCGGTCCGGTTGCGCCGAAGGCGCCTCGCACGCCCGCGCGTTACGGTCCGCAGGCCCGCCTACGGCGGGAACCTGGGGGTTTTGATCTTGACTCTCTTCTCTCTTCTTTTCTTTCTCTAGAAAACCCTCTCTTGTATGTCCGCAATCTGCGGAGCGGCGGGTCCGCAATGTGCGGACCGGCGGTTCCGCATTTTGCGGACTGGTGCCAACCTGCGGCGCTGCGGCGTCTTCGCTGGTGGCGGCCACTCCGCAATCTGCGGACTGGGCCCCGACCTCCCCGCCCGGCTTGTCCTCCTCTGTCCGAGCCGCATTTTGCGGACCGGCCTCGACCTGCGGAGATTGCTCCTCCGAACCGTCCGCTTTACCGAGAGCATGCTCAAGCTCAAGGATCCTCGCCCGCATACGGGCACCCTTGGTGTCTTTGAGCCAGTAGCTGGAAACGAGCCAATTGCCCGTCGCCGGGTCGCGCTGACGGTTGACCCGCACAATGCCCTTCTCCTCCAGCTCCTTCACGCCCCGGTCGAAGGTGTCGGTGCTGATCGACATCACAGCAGCCAGCTCCTGCCGCTTGACTTGCTCCTTCCGCCTGCGCATGCCCCATTCGAGGCCACGAACCAGGCAGATGTAGGCGTCCTTGGCGCGCCGGCTGAGCCCCGGGAAATCCAGGACGAAGTACGCGACCCGGGCGAAGTAGTCAGGCTCCTCGTCGGCGTGCTCGTACCCGAGCTCCACCCCTTCGGGCCCTTCTTGACCGGGCCAGTCCTCCGGGAGCGTCATGCGCGCCCCCCTTGCCTGGCCGCCGCCCCGGCCTGGCCACAGCACGCCGGGGGGAACTGCACACAATTCTTGATCATCAGTGATTCCTGGATCATCTATGGCGATCGGCGCACCCTCATGCGGGCACGGCGACGGTCATGCGGATGGTGAGAGAGCCGCGGGCCGCCAGGACCTGGCGGGCGGAGCGGCGAGCTGGGCCGTCATCGTCGGAACCGGCGAGCGCGCGGAGCTGCCGGCGACGGATCAGCGGTCAGCGCGGGGACCGCAGGGCCCAGAAATTGCGAGACCGAGTTGGCCCCGAACCCCTGTGCCACCCCATACGGGGAAGGTAAAATCGAAGACACGTAGACCACCTAGTCCCTGATCCGGATTGGTCTGCACTTACGTCCCGCGCCTGGCGGCCATGCCGGGCGACGGGACTTATTCATTTGAGGGGAATTGCCTAGCTCTGGCATGGCCGCCACCTGCGCGAGGGAACGACACGGCGGCAACCATGCCCTGGAAACATAGCTCTGTCATGGCATACAGGGCTACTAGTCACGCCCATCGTGTCCGGCGCGCCTGCGCCGCTGGGCCGCGGTCATCTCATTCGTCAGGGGCTTCCCACAGGGTCCGAGCGACCCCTTCACCGCCGGTCGGCGTCCGGGGACGGGACGGGGTGTCCCAGCCGCGCCGCGGCGGCCGCTCCGCCACCACCCGCCAGCCCGCGCCGCGCACCGACGCGCCCGCCTCACCGGCCTCCAGATAGGTGACCAGGCGGGTGTAGCCCAGCGCCTTGGCCGCCTTCCAGGCGCGCGCGTACAGGAAGCTGCAGGCACCCGGAGTGCCGTCGGTGGCCAGCCGCAGAACCTCCAGCGTCTCGCCGTTGTCCAAGAAGCGCGCGATCGGACGGCCCACGATGGCCACACCGATCAGCCGCCGCCCCAGCGCGGTGCCGAGGGAGAACTTGTGGCCGCGCGGTGGCCGGCGGTGGTGGGGATGGTGGTGCCACACCGCGACGAAGTCACATGCCTCTCTGAAGCGGACGGGCACCAGTTGCAGCCTGATCACCCTCGAGCCCTCCGCGCCTGCGGGAAACGTGTCCAGCAGCGCCACTCACCGCCCCGCCTGGCGGGGCGGAACGAGGTGGGCGGGACCGGCCGCCATGCTGCCGCGCCGCCGCCCGAGCACCAGCCAACCGCCGGCCTCCAGCGCCTGGCACAGCTCACGCGCGTACAGGCGCCGCACTCCCGGCTCGTAGCGGCCCGGGGTGACCTCCTCATCCAGGTCGGGCCGGGCCTGCAGCGCGAGCTCGCGCCAGGTCGGCCCGATCCCCTCTCGCTGCCGGTAGGCGGCCACCCAGGCCGCCAGAGCGCGGCAGAGGTCTTCGTCGGCCAGGTCCTCGGCGAGCAGCTGGCGGATGCGGGGCAGGTACGGGCGGGCCCGTTCGAGCAGTTCGGCCTGCGCAGCCTGATAGGCCACCTGGGAAGGGCGGGTACGACGACGACGGGTCATGGCGATCTCCTGGCAAGAGGATGAGGGTGGTCAGAACAGGGCGTCGTGAAGGATCGCCAGGCCGTACTCGACGTCGTCGAAGGCCCAACCGTCCTCGCGCCGGTCGTCCAGCCACAAGGCGACCATCTGGCGGGTCTGCGCGACCGCGGCCGCCAGGCCGACGCCGTGGTTGGCGCCGCCGCACACGCACGTGCAGCGCAGGTCCAGGCCGTTGTAGCAGTTGGCGTCGCAGCGGCCGACCAGCGCGCGGCCGAGGTAGAGGGCGATGAGGGTGCTCACCGGCCGCCCCCGAGCGGCCGCCGGCGAGCCCGGCCCGAGCCGCCGGCGGGGCGGCCCGGGCGAGCAGCAGTGGTCATCCGATCGCGGGGTGCCTGCCGAGGTAGGTGCGGCGAGCGTCCTCGACGATCGCCCGGATGCCCGCGTACGTCTTCCACCCGCACCCGCATCCACAGGCGGCCTCGTAACCGGTGGCGCCGGGGCACTGCTGACGCTCACGCGGCTGGGAAGACGGACCAAGGCGATGGGTGCAGGTCGTGTCGTCGGCGTGCACGCGGCGGATCTTCACCGACGGCTTCTTCGGCTTGCTCATGCCCGCGCCTCTCCGTCGGCGACCGGCATGCCGCCGGCTAGGCCCGCGTACACCACGGCGAGCACGTGCACGCATGCCGTGCAGACGTCCACGCCGAGCGGGTTGGGCACCCACGCGCAGCCGCCCTGGCAGGCGGCGTTCTCCGTGCAGCCGCACAGACGGCAAGCAGCCTCCTCGCCCTCCTCGCCCTCGGCGCCGCGGACGCGCTGCTCCCACAGTGCCCCCACGTGCTCCGGCGTGAGACCGGTCAGAAGCTTCTGGTTCGCCCGGCTGACGAGGTTCTCCGCAGCCGTACGGGCCGCCTCCTCCGGCACGCGGGTGCCGGGGTCGAGGAGGTACTTCAGCAGCTGGTTGAGGTGGTTGGCCTCGGTGATGTTCACGTCACGCTCCTGGTCGGGGGCATCACAGGTGCCCAAGGGGGGTTGAAGAGGTGATCTGTGGGGGCCGCCCGGCCCGGCGCGCCGGGCGGCCAGGATGATCAAGGCGACGAGGCGCCGGCCTCGCCGGGCTCAGGGTCGGGCTGAGCACCGAGCGAGAGAATGTCGCCGAGCAGGCCCTGCCGGAACATGCTCTCGATCCGCTTCTTACCCGGGTCGTGCCCCTTCGGCTTGGTGTACGCCAGCCGGAACTGGCCAGTGCGCACCGGAGGCCGGATCGCGGCCACCTTGACCAGCTCACCCGTATCCGGATCCGGCACATGACCGTCGCTGGTCAGCTGCTCGCTCAGCAGCGTGTGGTACACGGGGTAGACCTCGGTCCGAACGTATTCAGGATGGAGCTGCGCGATGTAGGCGTGCACGTCGGGCAGGTCGAGCGCCCTCTCGGAGATCACCTCGCGCACCTGATGCGGGGCGTGCCGCCGCGCGAAGGCGAGCACCCCCTTCGCGTTCCAGACGATCTCCGGCTCGGGCTCCTGGATGTGGACGGTCGCCACGGCGGGCCCGCCATCGTCCAAGGTGACCCCGACGGACTTCGTGCCGTGCACCAGCTGGGCAGCGGCATACACCTGCTCCGCCCGCTGCCGGGTGAGCTTGAGCTGCGCCGCGATGGCCTGACGGACCACGTCGAGGTAGGCCACGGCGTGGCCCAGCTCCTGCACGCCCTCACCGCGCTCCTCGGCGTCGGCCAGCAACTGCTTGGCCTGGGCGATGTCCTCCTCCGTCGGCGCGAGGGACGGGTCCGGCTCGGTGGCGGGGCCCATCGCCATGGCGGTCAGCTCGGCGAAGTGCAGGTTCTCGAACCCCGGGAGCGCGTCATCGCCGGTGTAGGTCACAGGGCCGTCAGCGCCGGGAACCCCATGGATGGTGGTGCTCGGCGTCTTCTCCTGCAGCCGTTCGACGTCGACGCCGTCCGCCTGGAGTTCCGCGACGAATTCGGCGGCCTCGGCGGGAGAGAGTATGCCGAAACCGAAGTCGCCACCCACGCCGACCCCGTTGGCGTCGCCGACGAGGAACTCAGTCGCGCCCTTCTCGGCGTGCTGCTCGTTCCACAGCTCGGCCATGGTGGGGCCACCCTCGAACAGCGGGGTGTGCCCCGCCGGAGGGGCGGGCAGGTCCTGTGCTGGCGGGGCCGGGGTGAACGTCCCCGTCTCGAAGTCGTACATTCCCGGCCCCATGTCCGGGGTCCACACATCGGGCATGTCAGGCTGCCTTTCCGGTCTTGCCCTGCTGGGCCTGCTGGCGGTTCTTCAGGGCCTGGCCGACCATGGCGGTCAGGACCTCACGGGGCGTCTTGTTCACCTGGCTCGCCTGGGCCAGCGCGGCTTGGGCGTACTGGCCGATTCGGTTGGCCTGAGAGCGGGTGAGGTCAGGGAGCTGCCGGATCTGGTGGCCGACCAGGGCGGAGCAGACCGCCAGCTGAGCGGCCCCCCTGGTGTCGCAGGCGGTGAGCGCCTTGTCCAGCCGGTCGAGCAGTGCGCCGTCCGCGCGCTCGTCGGGCGAGCTGCCGGCGTTGGCGGGAGCGGCAGGGACGTCCTGGGCGGACCGGTCGGCCTGCAGGCGTGCGAAGCGGTTGCCTGGGGCGATCGGCGGCCGCGCCTGGGCGGATCGCTGTTCCTGCTGTTCGTCCTGCTGGAGCGGCGCGTCGAGTGCGCGGCCCAGCCTCACGATCAGGTCGAGCAGCCGTTCGCCGGCCTCGTCGCCGCCGTCAACGGTGACGGTCGTCGACATCAGGGCCGGGTGCCCGGCCTCGGCGAGCAGTTCGAGAAGCTTCTCGCGGTCGCCGGCCTGGTGCGCGGCGAGGGCATCATCGCGCACCGACTCAGGTGTGCGCTCGCTGCCGCACTCGACGTAGTCGCGGCGTGCTGTCGCAGCAGGGTCGAAGCGCAAGCCCTTGAAAATGAACTGCTCCAGGGTGAACCCACCGACCCGGCGGGGCTGCTCAAACTTCTGACCGATGCGCATGTGCTTGGACCGGCAGCCCATGATGACGGGATCTTCGTCGCGGAACATCCGGACGTGCGCGGTCACGGCGAAGGGAATGTCACGCTGGGATTCGATCTTGTAGTCGGTCTCGCCGACGACCGGGTTGCCGTCCTTCCCGATCTTGGCCGTTTCCCGGCCTCGGGCGGTGATCAGCAGAATGCCCTCGAACGTGATCAGCATCTTGAGGAACTCGATGTGCCGACGGTGGTGAACATCCGTCCAAACGTTCGGAGGCACGGTGATCTCCGCGTTGGGGTCCCGCTCCAGGATCGCCCTGTTCTTCCTGCTGGACCGGGCGCGGACGTCTGCCCAGGTCTTCAGCATGTCCCACATCGCCGAGGCCGAGTCGACCACGAGCACGACGGGCTTGCCGCCGGCGGCCCGCACAGCGGCGGCGTGGGCGTGGACCTCGCGGACGCGCTGCATGATCGAGTGCCACGACCCGTCGTGCTGCAGCATCTGGTAGGTGATCTGACCGGTGATGGCGTCGCCGTATTCGTCGCCCGCGGCCTCCCCCAGGTCCAGCCAGAACGAGTCACCGACGAGCGGGCTGGCGGTGAGCTCAGCGCACAGCCAGCTCTTGCCGCTCTTCTCACCGCCCTCGATCAAGATGGACGGTGGCGGGACCAGGCAGTTCGGCGGCCGAGCATTAATCGCGGCAGCCGTCTGCTCGGGCGTGGGAGTGGCCGCGGGCGCCTCATGGCGCTGCTGGGTCGGCATGGGATTTCCCTTCACGGAGTGCGATGGGCCTAGGTGAGAGTGTGCGGTGCAGTTTCAGAGGACCCCTACGAGTCCGAGCCGCCCATGTGGATCACGGGTGGCAGGGGGCTCATCCCGGCTTGGGGTACGGGATGAAGCCCGGTCGCTGCGACTGCGGGGGCAGTCTGGCGAGGCTGAACTTGCGTCCTGTGAGGCGCGCGAACTCCTCCCAGGGCGGCGCCCACCACACGGGCGTCTTGCCGATGCGGTCGTAGGGCTCCGGCGTCTTGACGTCCTGGCGGCCTCGGGTCTGCATCGTCTCCACAGTGCGGACGGAGACGTTGAAGCAGAGCGCGAGTTCCTTGTTGCCCAGCAGGGGCGGCAGGGCGTCGCGGTCGATCTGGGTGAGGTCGACCTGGCCCACTTCTGGGCCGAAGCGTTCGGCGAGCCAGACGTCGGCGCCGCTGGCGATCCAGTCTGGCGGCCCCCACTTGCCGCGACGCTTGTGCGAATAGGCTTGTGGACGGCTGATGCCCCACAGGTCGATCACGCCGCCGACGCCTATGAGCCGGACGGTGCCGATGTCGATGTCGGTGCTGATGATGTTGTTCACCTCCTTTCGAGGCTGCCGACGATGTTGCGAGATGAACACTACACACCCGGTGACCTGCGTGCAAGATGAGCACTACACCTGTGGGATGACGCTGTCACCACCGGCGGTGCCCCGTATGCTCTCCTCGACCGCTCGCTTGGGGCGAGCGGCCCGCCCTTTCACGGAGTGCGGTGTGAAGCGCCCGGCGCGCGAGCCGGGCGCTTCACCTTTCCTCGCCCGGCCGCTCCGCTGCCTGCCCCGTCAGCGGCGGCCACCGGCACCTGGCGACGAGGCAACCCCGCAGCGAACCCGGCCGTGGCAGGATCACCGACGCCCCCGGCCACGACCGACACCAGGATCGACACCATCGCCGACGCCGACGCCGCACCCGCGGCCAGCCGCCAGTCCGCGGCCGGGACGATCGTCAGCTCCTTGCCGGCCAGCACCGTCAGCGCCCCTCCCGCGGCCGCGCGCACGGCGCGCTCGACGGCGTCGGTCCAGAACTCGATCGAGGCCAGCCGCCGCGGCGGCCCCGCCCGGCGGTGTCCGCTCACGTGATCGGCGCGGTCCACGCCGCCTCCCAGGTCTCCCTGTTCACCCGGCCGTTGACCGGGGCGATGCCCTTCTCCTGCTGGAAGGCCGCCGCCACCTCCTGGGAGCCGGGCCCGAACAAGCCGTCGACGACGATCTGCCACCCCCTGCGGGCCATCTGGGCCTGCCAGGTGCGCACGTCCTGCCCGGTCATGAAGGGCGGGTAGTGCAGAACCCGGTGGAACGGCGGCGCTGACGGCGGCTTCTGGCCGGGCCGCAGGTGCCCTCGCTGGATCCAGCCGTAGAGCCATTCACCGGGGCAGTCGGTGTCGTAGCCGTCCCGGTGGCCCTTCACCTCCTGGCCGGCGCCGTTCTGGCGCAGCCATTCGATGGCGTCGACCAGGCCGTGCAGCATCCCGGCCGGAGGGACGACCAGGCCGCTGGTGCCGGCGAGCGCGCAGAGCGCGTAATGGTCGGTGTTGAGGCCGGGACCGTTGGCGGCGGGCAGCACGCCGACCCCTCGGCCGATCAGCACCTGGCGGTGGCTGCAGACGCAGGCGGTGTAGCCGATGTCGTTCCAGCCGTTGGCGTCCATGTGCTGTTCCTGGATGGCGCGCACGAGCCGTACGCACAGGTCGTGGTCGTCCGCGGTGGCGGGATCGACGCGCGAACCGACGTAGTGGATTTTCACTCCGGCGGGCTGGCGGTCCAGCTCGGTGCGGTCGCGGCTGGCACGAGCGTGCCAGGCCGTGCGGGTGACCAGCGTCATGACGGGCTCCCTTGATGGTCGGGTGTGAACGTGGGCCCCGCAGGACCGGGCGGCCCGGGCGGGCCTGGCGGTCCGGCACGACCTGGCGGACCTTGCGGGCCTGGCTCGCCGCGCTGCCCCCGCTCGCCCGCCGGACCCGCAGGCCCTGGCGGGCCCCTGCGGCCCGGCCTTCCGTCTCGTCCCGGAGGGCCTGCAGGACCTCGCGGCCCGGCCGAGCCGGGAGGCCCGGCCTGGCCGGGTGGGCCCGCGGGTCCGTCGCTGCCGCGCTCGCCGGGCGGCCCTGGGGTGAAGCTGACCGCGGGCACTCCACCGAGATCCTCGACCTGTTCCCCGAGCACGTCGCGCTGTTGCTGGGTGCGCTCGAAGTCGCGCCGCAGCTCGTGCAGCTGCAGCGATACCGCGATGAACAGGCCCAGGACCAGCAGCACCGCCCCGGCGAGCACGGCTACGCGGGCCAGGCGGGCCATGCCGGCGCGTGAGGGCGTCACGGCTTGCCGCCGCGGGCCATGAGGACCTGCACGAGCACCCCGCACAAGAAGATCGCGGCGGGGATGAGAGCGGAGTAGATGAGCTGCCGCCAGTCGGTGCCGCGTTGCTTGGCCGCGTTCTCCAGGGCGTCGGCCAGCTTGTCGTGCCCGCTTTCCAGCTTGGCAAGGCGGTCCAGCATGGCCGAGCGTTCAGCCTCGTAGCGGTCGCGCGTGACGAGCTGGTCCAGCCGGGCCGCCACGGCGGTCCACTCGCGCTCCTGGCGCAGGCGCAGGTCGGCCAGGTCCTCGCGGATGTCTGTGCGCAGGTCGCCCAGGCGGCGCATGACCTCCGCGAGGGACGCGGCCTCCTCGCTCATCGGGGCTGGCCCTGGTTAGTGCTGCTCGTCGGTATCGGTGTAGCCGGACAGGTGCCGCGCGGCCTGGTCGGAGACGCCGACCGCGATCAGCGCCTCGTAGACCTGGCGTTGCCGCTCGGTGTCGGCCGCGTGCAGCTCCTCGACGTACCGCTCGTGAGCGGCTTGCAGGTCGGCGAGCGCGGTCTCATACTCGGCGGCGTTGATCTCGCGGGCGCCGTCGGGCAGGACGAACGTGGTGTTGCCGTCGCCGGTGGCCTGCCCCACGGCACCGCCAGGCATGACGTAGTACCGGTCGACGGCATCGGTTGGCTGCTTGGTCATGGGGCCCTCTCCTACAGAATCCACTGAAATGCCCGGATGAATGTCTGGATGCGGTTGTAGGTGGCGCCGGCGCTGCCGCGCCCCATCCGAATGTCGAGGCCGAAGGCGTTGGAGCCGCCGGGCGGCAGGACGAATGGATTCTGAGCGAGGACCTTCGTGACCTGGATGTGGAAATCGTTCTCCGTCGACGACCCGGTGTTGCGGTGGTAGATCATCTCGTCGGTGTACATTCCGACCGCCGCTCCAGCACCGGCGGGCAGCACGAAATCGACGTCCAGCTCGATCTCCACGATCACGTAGGAGTCGCGGCACGGGTCCGGGTTCGTGATCGTGAACGTCCGGGTCTCGACCAGCGTGTCCTGAGCCGCTGGAACGGCCACGTCGGGATACGACTGGTTGGCGGTCGGCGAGTTGCTGGCCGAGACGTACCCGCGCGGCTCCGAGCGCAGCGTGCCGTTGGCGTCGCAGAACACCCGGCCAGCCTGCGTTGTCACGTCGCAGGCGGCGTACGGCCAGGCCGTGACCTTGGCCGCCAGCGGGGAGCCGGCCGACCCGTCCCCGGCCAGGCCGCACGCGGTGGTGATGGCGGCCGCGGTGGCCGCCACCAGGAGGCCGTTGGGGCCGCACTGCAGCTGGTTGCCTGGGGCGGGGTCGAGGCGCGGGGTGGCGGTGATGGGCGATCCAGCCGATCCATCGCCGTCGACCGCGATGCACGGGGTGTCGCCGGTGATGACCGTGGAGCCTGCTCCGGCGGGCACGTACAGGCCCTGGTCACCGCCGAGCGCCAGGTTGTTGCCGGGATCGGTCGACAGCCGGGCGCCGATGACGCCGGAGGCCGGGTCGTAGGTGGCGCCGGGCCCGGCCGACAGGCAGGGCCGGACCTGGGAGCAGTCCACGCTCGCAGGGGTGCTGGAGATGACGCCTGTGGCCGGGTCGTAGGCGATGCCGGTGCCGGCCGACAGGCAGGGCCTGACCTGGTCGCAGGTGACCGTGCCGCCACCTGCGGAGGCGGAGATCACGTAGGGGTTGGTGGTACTTCCGTCACCTGCGACGGCGATGTTCTCGCCAGCCGTCACCACGCAGGAGCATCGGGTGTTACCGCAGCCGCATCGAGCCAACAGGGGCCTCCGTGAAGGGAGTGGGCTTTGCCCGGCCCACAACCAGCGGTAGCGCCCGGCCCATAACCAGCAGCGACAGGGGCGAGTCTATCCCGTCCCCTCCTTCAGGCCCTGGTGTGAGCCGCGTCCTGGCGAGCGCGCCCGCCGGTCTCCCGGCGGGCGGAGGATCCGGATGGGATCTCGCGGGCCAGGGGTAGCGGCCCTTGCAGATCCATCAGTGCGGCCACCCGCGCCCGCAGGTCACGCATGCACCGGGCGCCGAAGCCGCGCAGGCACGCCAGGCCGAGGTCATCGCCCTGGCGTAGATCGCCGATGGTGTGGCGGCCGCCGCGCCGCAGGGCGTTGTAGCTGCGGTTTTCCAAGCCAAGCTCATCGATGAGGAGGTCGTCGGCGAGCGAGCATAGGCGCAGCATGGCCGACACGTCCGGGGGCGGCGGGGGTGGTGTGTGGGGCGGTGTGGCGGCCGGGCCGGGAGGGGATTCGGCCCGACCGCCCGCCCCACTGGCACGAATGTTCCCATTCGCCACAGCTTTACCCATACAACTCGACGATCACGATGCCGTCACCGCCGTCGGCGCCGTCGAAGCTGGCGCCGGTGGACAGGGCTCCCCCGGCACCGCCGCCGCGGCCGCGGGGCACGGTGCCCGCCCCCTCCGAGCCGCGCGCGAACCCGCCATGCCCGAGCCGGGACTCGCCGCCCTGCCCCGCCACCCCGTCGACGCCGTTGATCCGGATCGCGGTGCCGCCCGCGCCACCACCGGAGATGTGCTGTCCGGTGCCCGCAGTGGGGCCGGGGATGCCATTGGCGGTGGCCGGCGACGTGCCGGAGGTCATGTTGGCGGTGCCGCCGTCGCCGCCCGGCGCGATCACGAACCCGCCGAAACTGGAGGAGCCGCCGGGGGCTCCGGCGTTGTTGCCGTTGCCGCCCTTGCCGCCGGCTCCGACCACGATGCTCTCCACCGCGCCCAGCGACGATGCCGAGATCAGGCTCTCGGACCAGCCGCCACCGGCCGCTCCGGGCCGGGCGATGAGCTGGTTGGCGGCGGCGTTGGCGCCGGCGCTTCCGCCTCCGGCCCCCTGGGCCTGCACCCGCACCCGTGCCAGCCACGGGTAGGCACTTTTTTGGAACTGGTGCACGCCGGGGCTGGCGTAGTGGAGGATCGCGCGCAGACCGAGGCTGCCGGCCTTCACGCACAGTTCTCCGTCCTCGTTCACCTCCAGCCGCTCGCCGCACACGCATGCTTTAGCCATGATCGCCTCCAAGGTCGGTCGGTTGGGATGGGGTTGCGGTCAAGTGCACCTGCACCCCCGCAGCCGGTAGGACCGCGGGTGGCGTGCCGGGTTCGGCGGGCAGGGGGATGCGCCAGACGCGGACGGTGACGCGCTCGCGGGTGGCTGTCTCCAGGCACACCTGCACAAGCTCCCCGCGGGCCACCGGCAGCGCGGTCACCACCGGCTCGCAGGTGAGGAGGGTGGGCAGCTGCCAGGTGGCGCGACCGTGCTCGTCGGTGATGACGACCGCAGCGAGTACGCCGCGGCCGGGCGGCCCATCAGCCCCTGGCGGCCCAGCAGGACCGGGCGGGCCGGGTTCGCCCTGCAGGCCGGCGCGGCGCCGGGAGTTCTCCATCGACCGGGCGCGCCGGTCCAGGTCGCTGAGCATGCCCGGCACGGCCCCGTACGGGGAGCGGCGGGCGGCGGTCCCTCTCCACGGCATCGTCGGCTACTCCGTTCCCGCGGGCGCGAGCTGGACCGAGACGCTCTCTCCGTCCGCGGTCTCCCGCACCCGCACTCCGAGGATCTTCAGGGACTGGGCGATGTTGCGGCAGGTCGCGGTGGTCGTCACGTCCACGCACCAGCCGGGCACCAGACTGGGCACGTCCACCCCCGCATCAGGGGCGAGCGTGGTCTGGCTGCTGTCGAGGAACACCGGCGCCGGGCTGGAGGCGCGCAGCCGGGCGCGCGCGGCCGCGGCGGCCGAGGCGTCGTCCAGCACAGAGGTCTCGTCCGTGACACGCTCCAGCAGCCCGTAGTAGGGATGGGTGCCGCCCGCGGTGCCCTTGACGTCCTCGTGCCCGTGGATGATCCACCGGGTGGCGAGCGCGCCGCCTTCCTCGGCCACGTTGAGCCCGTCGGGGAAGTCGGCGTCGGTGAGGCTGCCGACGCGGGCGCAGTGGTCCTCGGGCAGCAGCACGATCGTCCGCCCGACCGCGGTGTAGTCGATGCCGGTGGCGGCCAGGTCGCGCAGGTGGTCACCGGTCTGCCCGACGTCGAGGGTGTAGTCGCGGTCGCCCAGGATGCGTGACGGGCCGACGATCTGCACCTGGTGGCCAGGGTCGTCGGGGGCGAACCCGTCCCGGATCAGCCAGGCGGCGATGTCGATCAGGTCCTCACCCCGGAACGAGATCGTCTCGTGCGGGACGCGGACGTCCAGCCACGACAGGATGTCCAGCGCAGGGATCTCCACGCCCGCCGCTGACCACACCGGCCGCCGGACCGGCCCCTCCCACACCGGCTCGCCGTCCCGCCAGATCACCAGCCGGTGCCGCCAGCTCCGCACCCGGCCCAGCCGCTCGCAGCAGTCGTCGTCCGGCTGGACGAACACCCGCGCCGACGACACCCCGTCCAGCACCCGCGTCCACTCGACCTCGATCAGCTTCTCGGCGACTGCGACCCGGGCCCCGTCCCGGTCGAAGATCTCCGCGGCGTGGACACCGCACCCGACGGCCACTAGTAGCCCCTCCCCGACACGGCGATCTCGATGGTGGCGTCCGCTGCCGGCGGGACGAGCGCGTCGCTGTCGATGCACACGCAGTAGCGGTCGCAGTCCAGCAGCGCCCACGAGGGCGGGCTGCCGTCACGGCCGAACACGTCCGACGACGTCTCGCACACCCCGCCGCACTCGACCATCGCGCGGCCGACCTGCCCATCCAGCGTCAGCACCCCGCCGGCCGGGACGTAGGAGACGTGGTAGACGCTGTGCGGGTTGCACCGCTCCAGCTCGGCGATCTCCTCGCAGGTGAGCCCGTCGTGCTCGTCGGTCCGCTCGTAGAAGGTGATCGTCAGCCGGCGCAGCTCGCTGCTGCCGGCCGACACGGTGATCATCGGGGCGTCAGCGAACCACCCGGCCCGCCCGGACAGGTCCAGGTCGTAGCAGGCGGTGTTGACCGCCAGCGCCGCGCAGTAACACGTCTCCGGCGGGGAAGGCTGCGGCGGCGTCGGCGTGCGGCAGGACGGGTCCGCGCACAGCGACTCCTCGCCGGGGCAGGCCGCCAGCCGGCAGGCCGCCTCGCACGGATCGACCGGCACCTGGTCCAAGGCCGGCCAGCCCGGCCCGGCGCAGCTGGTGGCGGTGAACTCCACCGCCGCCGCCCCCGGGCTGCAGGCGTCTTCGGTCAGGTCGAAGCACACCATCTCGGCGACCGGCTGACCAGGGCCGCCGTGCACGCACCAGGTCACACACTCCTCCCCGGTGTCGGCCGGGAGCGGCGCCTGCAGGATCGGCACCGGGTCGGTCCACTGCCACGGCGTCGCCGCGACCAGCGTCCACTCCACCGTGACGATGTCGGCTCCGGCCGCCTCGCACGCCCCGCCGGCGGCGCACCCGTCACCGGCGCGGGCGATCTCGGTGGGCCCGTCGGTGAGCGCGACCCGGCGCAGCGTGCGGCGGTGCCGCTCGGCGAACACCTCCGGGTCGAGGTCCTCGGCCGGGCAGCAGTTGTAGAGGGTGACGCAGTCGCCGCCGCACGCCTGGCCGGTGCAGCCTTCCAGTGCCGCGGCCAGCCACCGCGCCCCGTACTCCACGCCGCAGCAGGACGAGCCGAGCAGCAGCGCGGTGAACACCATCGTCAGCGGCTGCACCCGGGCCGGGCCGAGCGCGGCGCCGCCGGCGACCGCGCCGGTCACTGCCCGGGTCACCGGGTGCCGGTTGACGCCGGCCACGGACAGGATCATCACGCCGGCGAACTCCGCCGACTCAGGCACGTCCGGATCCCACCACGGCGCCCGGTCCTCCTGCGGACTGGTGTACGGCAGGTCGCCGAGCAGCTCGGCGGTCAGGGTGGGGCATCCGCATCCAGCAGCGTCCACGCTGGTCAGGGGCGAGCCGACGCTGTCGAGGTAGGCGGCCAGCCGGGCCGTGTTGGCGATCTCCGTCTCCCCGACGCGGAGATACCACTCCAGGGCCATCAGAAGCCTCCATCTGCCAGGACCAGGCGGGTGATGACCCGCTCCGCGGTGAGGTGGGCGTCGCCTGCCTCGTAGATGTGCCAGTTGTGCGTGGTGGACCCGCCCTCGCCCAGCGCGCCACCGGCCCCGCTGCGGCGGCCGCCAGCGCCGGCGAGAATGCTGGTCAGGCCGGACTGCTCGGCCAGCTGGCGGGCCCTCGCCGGTTTGGTCAGCGGGATTACCACTTCCGGCTTGCCGCCCTCACCCAGCAGCGACACCATCGGGCTGGTGATGATGCCGCCGTCGGCGTTGGCCCCGAACGCGGGCAGCCCCGACAGGCCGCGCACGTTGGCGACGATGCCGATGGTCACGCTCCGCTCGACGTCGGCGATCACCGCGTTCAGGTCACGGATCTTCCGCTCGGCCGCCTCCGCGCCACGTACCTGGACGTCGGCCCGGTAGTCGCCCTCGTAGTCATCGGCCGCCTTCTTGGTGTCCCGTAGGGACCGCTCCACCGCGGCGATCTGATCGCGGGTCAGGCCCGCGGCCGCCAGCGTGGTCCGCATGTCGGGCGTCAGCTTGCCGCTGAAGGTGTCGCCCAGCGCCGCGGCGGCCGTGCCCAGCTCGGCGCTCTGCGTGGCCAGCTCCAGCGCCGCGAGCCGCGCCTCCCGGGAGTTCCGGCCGGACTCGGCCACCGCCTCGGAGTACGCCTTCTGCTTCTCGGCCACCCCCTGCAGCGCCGTCTGGAAGGCGAACGCCGGATCCACCTGGCCGCGCAACTGGTCGGCCTGCGCCTTCATCGCCGCAGTGACATCCCGCACCGCCGCGGCGGTGCCCTGCTCAGCGAAGGTGATCTCGCGGGAGGCCTCGGCCTTCAGCTTCGCGGTCCCGCTGGCCTGCTGGTAGGTGGCCGACAGCTCCCCTACCGCGGTGCGCAGGTTGCCCGCGTTGACCAGCTCGCCCTGCAGCGCGCCGGTCAGGTCACTGCCCGAGCGGGCGGCCGAGACCTTCACGTTCGCGTCCAGGGCCGCGTTGAGCTGCTTGATCGCGCCCTCTTGGCCCAGGACGGCCTGGGTGACGAGCGCGGTGTCGATGCCGAGCCGTTTGGCCAGGTCGAGTGTCCCGCGCTGCTGCAGCTCGTTGACCACCCACTGCTTGGTGTTGTCGGTCAGGCCGCCGGTCTGCTCATCCAGCGTCGAGGTCAGGTCGGACACCTTCTGCGCGGTCTCCTCCTGCCGCTGCCCGAACAAGCTGATGGCCGTCACGCCGACGGCGATCGCCGCACCCCAGGGCCCGCCGACGAGGCCGAGCAGCCCGGACAGGCCCGTCCGCAAGACGCTCACGCTTCGGGTGGCCGCACCCACCGCCTGCGCCGACAGCCGCTGCGGGAGCTGCGCCAGCGTCTCACCGAAGGCCGAGACCCGGGACCGGAGCGCGACCAGCGCGATCAGCGCCAGCCCGGCGGCCTGCAGCGGCCCCGGCATGTCGGTGAAGGCGAGCGCCACCCCGCTGACCAGGCTGACCAGGGGCGTCAAGACCACGCTCAGCGCGGAGGCGACCGGCCCCAGCTCCCCGACCGCGACCCCGACGTTCACGGCCGCCGGGATGAGCGGGGCGAGCGCTTCCAGCAGGTCGGACGCCCCGCCTGCCAGCGAGGTGAGCGCATCGGTCTCCGACACCCGGTCGATCGCCGACTCGATCGCCTCGAACGTCGCGACCACGCCAGGCCCCAGGGCGACCAGCCCGCTGCCGACCACGGCCAGCGCCTCACCCAGGCCATCACCGACCGACCCCGACAGGTCGGCCACGATCGGGGCGACCCTGCCGAGCTGGGTCAGCAGCTCGGTCAGCACGTCCCCAAATTCGCCGCCGACCGCGCGCAGCGCGCGGAAGGTCTCGACGAGCGCCGCCTGGCCCTCACCGGACTCCACGAACTCACGGACCCGCTCCAAGACGGCATCGATAGAGCCCAGAGCGTCCTGGCCGCTGGTCTCCACGGCGTCGAAGACGGCGCCGACGATCCCGCCCACGTCGGCGACGACGGAGCCGAGCTGCTGGAAGACCTTCAGGGCGTGGTCGACCCAGACCGTCGCGTTCCCGGCGAGCACCGCCTCCTCGAGGAAGGCCGACAACCGGTTGAGCGCGGAGTCGATGGCGCCGCCCAGGCCGTCGAAGCCGGGCAGGCTGGAGGTGACGAACCCACTGGCCGCGAACAGCAGCCGCTCGATCGTCGTGGAGTCGATCGAGGCCAGTGTGGACCGCAGCGCCTCGAAGCCGGCGTCGACCAGACCGACGCCTCCGGCCGAGCTGGCGAACCGCGTGACCTGCAGGCCGAGCCGGGCCAGCTCCCCGGCGGTAGCCGTCATGCCGGCGGCGAGCGGCCCCTCCAGGGCGTCGACAAGCTCGGTGATCTCGCCCCGGAAGGGCGCGAACAGCGCCTGCTGGGCTGCGGCCCGCAGGGCGTCGATCTCGGGCTTGACCCCGTGCAGCTCCCGCGCGACCGACCGGGCCGCCGGCGACAGCCCAACAAGGCTCTCCCCGAACTTGGCCGCCTCCTCGCCGAGCGCGGCCTCGAACGCATCGGACACGCCGAGCAGCGCCAGCTTGAGGGTGCCCGCCGCGCCGGCCAGCAGCAGCACCCCCGCCGGGAGCGCGGCAACGATCCCGACGGCGGGGGCCAGGGCGGCCGCCAGCCCGACGGCTGAGTTCGTCGTGCTGGCCAGAGCCACCGAAAGGGCGGTGACGGCGCCGGCACCGGCCACCAGCTTGCCCAGGCCGCCTGCGGCGACGCCGAGGGCGGTGGCGAGGATGTTGGCGCCGCGTCCGGCGCCCTGGCCGATCGCTCGCCCGATCTGGGTGCCTTCGGCGGCGAAGCGGCCGCGGCTGTCGCGTAGCTTGCCTTGGGCGTCGCGGACGAACTCATCGGCCGCATCGCCGCCGGAGCCTTTGAAGGAGTTGGACAGGCGGCGGCCGGTGGCGCGGGCCTGCCGCTCGACGCCACTGTCATCCAGCTCGACGCGTATGCGGGCCGAGCCGACGATCTCGTCGGCCACCGGGCAACCTCACGAGGTGTGCAGGTTGCCCGGCCCAAAACCAGCGGCGTTCCCAGACTATCGGGTGCGGCCCCGGGAGCTGAGCTGCGCGTCTTCGGCGTTGAGGTCGGCCATCATGGCCAGTGCCTGGGTGCGGGTCATCCCGCCCGGCGCCGGACCCGCCCCCGGGCCTGCCGCCCTGGAGGAAGCCCCAGCGCCAGCCCCGGCCGCGGCTGCTTGCCGCCGGCCTCGCCCGGCCGCCAGGTCGACGGGCGGAGCGTACAGCTTGGCCCGGTTACGGGCCCGTTCGGCGTCGTCGGCCGCTGTGGCGTCCATGGCGGCCTCGGCCGCGTTCAGGAGGCGCGGGAGCGTCCACGAGCGCGGGTCGACGCCCCGGAGCGCGAGGTGACCGTCCCAGGAGGTCCAGGAGGCGGCGATGGAGTGGCAGATGCGGGTGACGGCATAGTAGGGCGCTGCCCGTAGACCTCCATCAGCCACTGCATGAGCTGGATGTGGATCCGCTCGGGCAACTTCAGCCCGACGTCGACCACGGTGGCGCCCTTCAGCTTCTCGGCGTGCGTGGCCGCCTCGTCCGGGTCGCCGGTGTCGAACACCACCTTGCCGGTCTTGTCCTGCACCTCCCACCAGGCGTACAGGCGGGCGGAGTCCGGCAGCATGAACCCGGCGATGAACCGCCGTACGGCAGTTCCCGCGATGCGCAGCACATCGGCCGGGGAGTCCTTGATGTTGGCCGGGTCGATGCCGAGACCGCGGTATGTCTCCTGCAGGCTGTGCCACGCGTCCAGGAACTCATCGCCCATGGTCTCGGGCTTGAATAGCAGCTCGATGTCGTCGCCGATCTCTGCGACGTGCGGCTCGGTGTTGATGGCGAACTTCTGCTTGGCCACCCCTGTCCCCCTGGTCTTCCCCTACGTGCTCGATGCCCGGCCCAGAACCAGCGGCGAGGAACAGCGTAACGAGCCGCACACGCACTGCTACTTTGTCGCCACACACCCAGCCGGCCACGAGAAAGAACCCCATGCCCGACACCCCACCCCCCTCCCCCTCCGGCTCTCCGAGCGAGGACGGCAAGAGCGCTCCGCTCACGACCTTCGCCGTCGCCGGCACACTCCTGGTGGCGGGCACCCTGGTGCTCATCACGCTGGCCGGCCAGCATGACGAGCGCCCCGCCATGCCCGCCACGCTACTGTTATCTAGGGTTGGAGAACCCTTTTAGCAGGTCAGAGGATGATGATCTCTTCTTTCACGTCTGGCAAGTAGACCCCAGCATCGCCGTCAGATCACCGTGAAGGCCCACCGGGGTGAGACGATCACCGCCGCCGAGGGGGTCTATGTGGTCGCAGGTCACAACCCCGGTGTGCACGGCGCAGTCCAGACCGAGGCGCTGGCGTCGCGGTTCGCCGCGCAGATCCAGGTGTCCACCGACTACGAACGACCTCGCCTCGACGTTGAAGATCGACCCGCGCGCCGCACTACTACCCGCCACCGCCCCTCATCGTCGCTCGGCGCCGCCCAGGGCATCGCCGGTTAGGACAGGCCAGCACGCCCCGACCCGTGCCCGGTCCGGTGGCCAGTGCGCCGAACTCCGCGCCGCGGACGCGAATCCAATGTGTCCAGTGCGGATGGCCTGCGGCGCCGGTGCGGTACGTCCAGGGAAGCCCGGTCGCTGACGCGCTCAGCCGGCTGCGGTCGCCTGCTGGTGTGTGCGCCGTAGGACGGTGAGGACTTCGTTGCGCCAGGCGCGGGCGGAGGCCATGGCTTTGGTGAAGGCCGACGACATGTGGATGTGCCCTTTTTGGAGGGAGAAGGTTGCGGGGACTCCAGCTTCGTTGAGCCGTTCGGCGTAGCGTTCGCCGTCGTCGCGCACGGGGTCGTATTCGGCGGACATGATGTAGGCGGCTGGCAGGCCGGACAGGTCTGCCGCGAGCAGGGGAGAGACGTACGGGTTCGTCGGGTCTTGCCCGCCGAGGTAGTACCGGGCGCACATCGTGGCGGTGGCGAGTGTGAGTCCGTATCCGGTGGCGAGTCGCTGATGGGAGGGCAGGCTGAAGGTGAGGTCCAGGGCCGGTACTTCGAGGAGTTGCAGTGCGAGCGCCGGACCGTTCTCGTTGCGGGCTTTGAGTGCGACCGCGGCGGCGAGATTGGCGCCGGCGGAGCCGCCGCCAATGGTGATGAGGTCGGGTCGGATGCCGAGTTCGTCGGCGTGTTCGACCGTCCAAAGCAGGGCCGCGTAGCAGTCGTTGAGTCCGGTTGGGAAGGGGTTTTCGGGCGCCTTGCGGTAATTCACCGCGATGACGACGCATCCAGCTCCGGCTGCGCGTTCGGCGCAGAAGATGTCGATGGCGCTGTTGTTGATCGATCCGCCGATCCATCCGCCGCCGTGCAGGTAGATGTGCGCGGGGTGAGGGCCGGCGGCGATGGGTGTGAAGATGTGCAGGTCGATGGTCCCTTGGTTGACAGGGATGGTGACGGCCTGACGTGATCTCACGGGCGGGGCCGGCTCCATCAGCTGGGATACGAGCGCTTCGCTGCCTGCTTGGTCTTGGGCGCGGAAGGCGGCGAAGTCGTCGATTTCCTCCGGTGAGGGCGGTAGGGAGGCCAGCAGGGGTTCGAGGAACGGGTCGAGCGGCAT